AATATATAACTTTAATAACTAAATAAAATGGCAAAGATTATCTCAGCATCAATCGACGTAACAAAGATTGATAAAAACAAAATTAAATCAACCGATAAAAACGGACAACCTTTTAAAAATAATGCGAAGTATCTTGAAATACAAATCGTATTAAACGACGAAGTTAACGAGTACGGACAAGATGCATCGATCCGTATTAATCAAAGTAAAGAGGAACGAGAAGCAGGAGAAAAAGCTGTTTATCTTGGTAACGGAAAAACTGTTTGGAGTTCAGAAGTAAATCAAACGACTGTAGTACAGGCTGAAGTTATACAACCTGCAGCAGCGGATGATTTGCCGTTCTAAACTAAATCAACACAACTATAAAGGGTACTATTTTTTAGTACCTTTTTTTTATACTCAAATGTTAATTTTTTGTTAAAATGTGTATTTTATGATTTGTAATTAAAAAACAGTTATATATTTGTACTCAGATAACAACAATTAAAAAAAACAAATTATGAAAACACAGGAACAAAAAGAAACAAGAGTAATAACTGCAATCGGTTTAGTAGCGTTTGTAATTTATGTAATTTTAGTAAACAAATACGGTAATTAATTATGGCAAATTTAGATGTAACAGTAACCTATTGCGATGTAGAGTTTGATGTAATAGGTACATACGTTTCAGGAGAAAGAGAAACAAACTCAGGAGCTTGTATTGATGATTGTCAAATATTTATATGTGGCAATGATATGTTTAATATATTATCAGTAAGACAGATCGAAGCGATTGAGGAATTAGCAATTGAAAAATTTTTAGAATAATGAGAGCATCCCAATTACATTACGAAAACGGAAAGGGCTACGATATTATAGACGTATGCAAAGATTATGATTTAAACTTTAATCGTGGTAACGTTATGAAATACGTAGCACGAGCTGGAAAGAAATCAGACGAACTCCAGGACTTAAAAAAAGCATTGGATTATTTACAAAGAGAAATTGAATATTTACAAATTAAACAACAACAAGAAAATGAACGCTAAACTTTATATGATACAAAACGTTAACGATAAAAAATGGTTTAACGGTAAACACAAATATTTTACAAAACAGTTATCGTTAGGAACGTATGCTTTAAACGATAAAAAGGCTAAAGATATCATTGCTTATTATAACCTGCCAGATTGCGAAGTAGTCGTTATTAACGAACAACAATTTTTGGAATCTTTAGCATCGATGACGACTAAAGTGATTATACAGGCTGAATCTTTGAAAATACAATTAGAGGATATTCGTTATAGTTTACCAACTATTTCTGGAGTTAATAAAGTATTGGGTAATTTCTTAAAAAACACGATCGAAAAATTAAAATTGATCACGCCGTTATATAATGAATTTACAAACAAAAAAGAAGACGAAACGTTTGAGGTTTCTGGTTATTACGAAGACTATATAAATCAAGTTGCGTTTACAGAATTGTTCGAGTGCGCTGAAATTTCACAAATAATTAAGGCGTATCGTAAAGATAAAGAAAAATTGATTAATATTGCAACCCAAATATTAAACGATTAAATTATGGAAAAGAGCTATTTAAAACTATTAACACAAAGAGGTTACTCGGTAATACCTTGCAAGTCTGATAAATCGCCAGACGGTGCTTGGAAAAAACATCAAACAGAATCACGAACATCTGACGAAGTCGAGCGATTGAATTCGCCACTTTACGGAATCGTAACAGGTTACAACAATTTAGAAGTTATCGATATTGATTTAAAAGTCTTTAGCTCTTTAAAAGAAATGCAAGACTTTTGGAACGAGTACCTTATGTTTTTAAAAGATAACATTGATGATTTTGATAAAAAATTTGTAATCAAAAAAACAAAAAACAAAGGTTACCATATTTTATATCGTTGCTCAAAAATTCAAGGTAACACAAAAATCGCAAGGTTAAAAGGTCACCAAGAGGCTATTATAGAAACTCGAGGCGTAGGTGGTATGGTTATTCTTTATCCTGATACGTTATCTACTTTGAATTATCAAGATATACAGGAAATAACACCTGAGGATCGTTTTATACTTTGGTCGTGTTCTAAAACGTATAACTATACGGAAGATATACCAAATGAAATTACTCCAAAGGTTCAAGAAATTGAAGACACTCAGCTAAAACCTTGGGATGATTACAACGAAAAACAATCTATTTTCGACGTTATAAGCGATGATTTTACGATAGTTAGAACGTTAAACGATAAATATATTATCAAACGACACGGAGCTGCTTCACCGCATTCTGGTTACGTTTATAAAAATAGCGGTTGTATGTATTTATTTTCAACAGGAACGTGTTACCCAGCAGAGAAATTAATAACTCCTTTTATTGCGTATGCTTATAAACATCATTTTGGAGACTTTGCAAAAGCTGGATCAGAATTATATCAAAAAGGTTTCGGTACTCGTTCACGTAAATTGATAAAAGAACCTACCGAGCGAATCGATATTAAAGTAGAGGATTTAAACTTTCCGATTGATATATTTCCAAAACCGATACAATCGTATATTATCGAATGTAAAGAAACGCTTGACAGTTCGATCGATTATATGGGTTGCTCGTTACTTTGGTTGATTTCTGTATCGATTGGAAACGCAATGAATATCGAGGTAAAAAAAGGATGGTATGAAAACAGCACGATTTGGATTTCAGTCGTTGGTAAGGCAGGACTTGGAAAAACTCCTTCGATTAATAATATTGTATTTCCTTTATTAAAACTAAATTCGAAACTGATTAAAAATTACTACAAACAATTAGATCGTTTTGATTATTACAACGCTTTGACTAAAAAAGAACAACAAGAGGCTGAGGAAGTAGATCGACCTATTAAATCGCAATTTATTGCAAACGATATTACGCTCGAGGCTTTAGTTGATTTACATCAGGAATCAGACAACGCAATCGGTGTTTTTAAAGACGAACTTGCTGGGTGGTTAAAAGATATGAATAAATATAGAGATGGTTCAGATTTAGAGTTTTGGTTGTCTACCTGGTCAGGTAAGGCTGTTAACTTAAATCGATTATCTCGTCGTGGTTCGTTCGTTGAAAATCCTTTGATACCTGTACTCGGTGGAATACAACCAAGTATATTAAATACGTTTTATACAGACGAAAACAAAGAAAACGGATTTATGGATCGTATGCTATTATCGTTTCCAAATTTAACAATCGACACGTATAACGATAAAGAAATGGATATTAATACTATTTCGTGGTACAACGATACAATTATATCTTTTTACGAAACGATTAAATTGAGAGTTATACAACGAGACGAAGACGGATTAATTACTCCGTTAACGTGTAGATTTTCAGACGAAGCTAAAAAAGAATGGAAACGTATTTTTAACGAAATAACGACGGTACAAAACGACGACAACGAAAATGAATATATGAAATCGATGTTACCTAAACAAAAATCGTATATACCTCGTTTTGCGTTATTGCTACACGTTTTTAACGACTTTTTTAGCGAAGGCGGTAATAGTTTATTGATTTCAAAAGAAAGTGTTTTAAACGCTGAAAAAATAAGTAAATATTTTATTGCTACAGCTAAAAAGATAAAAGTAAATTCAGTCGAGGTTGGAGCTATAAAAACGATCGTGTCTCAGAATAAAAATAAATCGCCAAAGGAGAAGTTTTTAGAAATATATAAATCGAATCCGAAAGTAAATAAAAAAGAAGTTGCTGAACTTTTAGGCGTATCTTTACAATCAATTTATAATTATATTAAAGAGATTTAAAACAAAAAACTCAACAAACATAAGGCTTTAGACGTTATTTTAAAATTTTAAAGTTTAATTTTAATTTAATAAAATATTTTTTGAAGACAAAAAAAATAAAAAAATATCATTTTAAAATTAAAACATTTTAAAATCGTTGCGAAGCCTTATAAACATTGAGAAAATGCCTTTAAAATCGCCTTTAAAATTTTTAAAAATTTTTAATTTTATAATAAAACATATTT